TACGTTGTGTCATTAATCTTGATCGTTTTCTCAAACGACAAATCAACAACATCTGCGGCCGCACAAGTGAATACCGGTCTTACTCCCTCTATACCACTGACCTCAACGAACTGATTGTCAAATATGCCAGCGACGATGGAAGAACCAATCGTGGCGTTAGTGGCCATTTCACTCTCAATAAAAAATTCGCTAAAATCTTCAACAAACATTACTTCTTCTTTTTTGCCGCAGTTGCTTTAACCTCAACACCCTTGTTTGAAAGTATCAATGCCGCCGCCATATCGTTATTAACTTCTACTATCGTGCCTTTGGAATGGGATTTGCCCTTGATGCCAACTGCTGTATTTAATTTTATTTTCATAAATCTCCTTAAATATGGCGCTAGGTAGGAGAACGAACCTAGCGCCAAATTAACGCTAATTAAGCAGTTGTCGCATCTTGCATTGCCGCGAAACTCTCAGCGTGTCGAACTGCAACGTCAACATCTTGTAATGCCACCACTCTGACTGTGCCAGACGCAGAGCCAGTTGAAGTGTCAATATTGATGTCAATGCCGCCCCAAGTGCCAATCAGCAAGTCATTCCAGTTGCCAAAAATAATGGCTGAACAAACACTTGATGAACCCTTAGTAAGAGTTGATGGTACTTGGTTAGAAACCGCCGCTTTATATCCTCGCAACGTATTATTGTCAGTCCAAATGAACTGGCCTGTGCTACTAGCCTTTTCAGTTTGTAGTAACTTGCCCCTAACTGCGGAGTTAGTTAAATAACCTAGAGTGCCAACGTCAGCGTTGTCAATAGCAACAGCACTCTCCAAATCGACTATATCAGCCCAATCTGGTGCTGCTCCATTTGTGCCGCCCACAACCGAACCTATACCACTCACATTCAATATGCCAGTTGGCTGGTTTGAAGAACCACTGCCATTGATTGCTGCGCGGTCAATCTCTAATGCTAGAGTTGTTGCCAGATCGTTGCGTACAAAAGCCTCAACATCCATAGATGATTGCAGTAATAAGCGTCTTGATATATCACTGAACGCACCCACTGTTTCCGGTGAGAGTGTTACTTGGTCAAACGCCGCTTGACTTTCTGTAACTGCTCCAGATTCAGCAACCCAATAAGCAGTTGCGCCACCTGTTTGTCTTGGGATGGCAATGTTGCCAACAAGGTTATTCATCATATTTGCGCCAAGACCTACAACTTCCATCTTGTTGCGTAGCATATCAATGAATGAACCAGATAACAGGTCTGTGGACACAGTATGTCCACCAGCCGTTGTTGTAGTGACATTTAAATCACGAGTTAAAACGTCGGTCGGGATGTAGAAACCCTGCGCGCGCTTGTTGATTTTCTTGCCCATTTCATCAGACATTTCACGCTCGAACCCAGCATCATTCCAATTGCCAGTTACTAGCGCGTTAATGGCTCTAACAACAGAGAAGTTTTGCACCTCTTTGTCTTTCATGCCAATCGAGGAGTCCTCAATTGCCGCTTTTGCTGGTTGTAGTTTTTGGATAGATTCAAGGGCAACTTGTCTAAACTCGTCCAATGGACGGTCGTTACCTTTGAACTGCTTACCGACTTCTTTCAATTCTGGGTGTTTAGCCACAATTGCATCGATCTCGGCTGATCGTTGGCGATCTTTCGCCACAGCATCTTGTGCTACTTGTTTAGCATCGACGCTTGGTTTGACTTCTTCGGTCATTTTGATTTCCTCATCTTGATTAATAATAGTTGTCATATTGTCACCGTCAGCGGCGCGGCTAATACCAATTGAATTGTCCGCAGGCACACTCACTACGCTCACTTCATACGGTTGCCATGAAGTTGCCACATAAGTTTCAACCTCACCCTCTGAACGACTCTCGTCAAGTTGCATTTCATTGATACGGTATCCAACAGAAATGTTTTGGCGAATGCCATCTATTACGTCGTTAAAAATTTCAGAGCCACGCGTTGATTTAGAAAAACGCACAGTTGCTACTCCGCGTTTGCCATCCACCATTGCAGATTCAACTCTGCCGATTTGATCGTTAATATTGTGATCCATCAGTAGCGGTGCGCCGTCGTTCAAACGCTCCAAATCGACTGATTTGGGTGAGTGATCTAACACTTCCATCCCAAACCAACGTTCGACCGGAACATCGCTTGAAAAACTTAAACCCACCGTTCGTGCTTCCTCATCGATTGCACTACGATCTAAGTTGTAAAATCGGGTTAAATTACCCGTTAATATTTTCTTCATTACCTACTCCCTCTTTCACTACTTCTGTAAATAAGCCTTTTTCTTTGGCTAATTGTTGTTCATAAGCAAGTTGGTCATATACGTCCTCTATATCACCGCCTTGCTCTGCTATTACCTCGCTATTTGTTTTTAAGCCAGCATTGATTGCCTGAATACTGGCTTGAATATCTTTTAATGGATCAACCCAATTCCACGACTTAGCCTGCCATCTGATTTCCATTAGCGAATCAAAATTAATCATGTCCAAGCCGATGGAATTATTAAGCAGTTGCATTGATAACCACTTTTCATATAAAGGGTTCATAAAATGTTGAATCATCCAGTTTTGTTTTACTCTCCACTGGTCACGTTCCTCGATAGTGCCAGAACGTATTGAGGAATAACTGACACCCTCTAAATCTGACGATAACGAGTTGTAGGCAACTCCCAACCCACTAGCAATGCCACGCAAAATTGCTTTATTAAAATCCTTAAACGCCGTTGTTGGATGTGTTGGATCAAAACTGGTAAAACTAGTGCCGGCTGGTAGTTGTTCAAAAATACCGGCCTCTGCCTCGCTAATTAGATTACCCAACTCATCTTCCTCACCAATAAAACTATCACCAGCCTCAGAAGTATAAAAACCCATCTTGCAAGCGCCAACGCGTGCCGCCACCAGTTCGGCTTCCTCATAAGCACCCAGCATTTGCATTCTTGACATGGCGCTGGCCATCCAACTTGCACCCCTTATCTGCTCTGGACGCTCGCCCATAAATGCGTGAATAATATTTTCCGCAGGTACGCGCTCAGTGCGCTGGCCGGCGTTAATTTGATTATCAAGATTATTAATTAAATGATAGGCAACCGGCCTGCCGGTCGTATCAAATTCAATACCCATAGAAATGACTAAGCCATTACCTAAATCTTTATTAAGGTTTTCATCCAAACGGTTAACGTCCAAAAACTGCAACTTAAACCCAAACTTGCTTTCATCTTTTATAAGCCTTACTAAAACCTCACCGTCACGCGCGGCGCTTTCAATAAATAACCTCTGCATCTCAATAAAACTAAGCCGCCCATCCCAAGCGCAATTACGTGCCTGCGACCACTCTTTCCAACCTTGCTCGACTTGGCGGTTAGCCTTTACATTCAACTTGCCTTTGGTTGTTTTGCTTTTGACCTGTAATATAATGCCCTTTGCACCAACCACATTACTTACCACCATCTGCAAATATTTACGTACATAGTCATTATTAATACTTAAATCCCTCGCCCTTGCGCGTAGGACTTTGCCGCCGGCTTGCAAGTCTTTATTGATTGATTGTTGGGTAGTTGTCCAACTGGATGTCAGCCGGTCTATTTTTGCCGCTGAAAATTGACGGCGCATTGGTCTTTTGTTAACTACTTTTTTTCTTTTAAATGGGTTCTTCATCCGCGCACCTTTATAACACCGCTATGGCCTAAATTATTTTTTATCCGTTCAGCGCGTTGCTCTCTTACCCACTCGGCGCGGTATTTATCGCGTAAGGTAATCAAGTCAGCAATCGGCGTTCGTGATAACGCCCTGCCCTGTATTGAATAAGACTCCTGGTCTTTTGATGCCCTGCCCTCAATCACACTTTCGATAGCATCTAATACTTTCTTGACGTGGTTGCGTGGGTCGGTTGTAGCGGCATCTCTATTGGCCTTTATTTCCCAAGTACCACTATCAACAGTAACGCGCTCGGAGTCACTCGTTCGAGTAATGTAGGCTTGCCAGTGATAGACACCGGCGGTGTAGGCGGCTGTTGTTGATTGACCAACCTCAATAATGTAGTCTGATCCAGATTCAGATGCAGTTATTTCAATTTCCGTTGAACCAGAATCCTCAAGACGTGCTGAATATTTAAGGGAGTAAGATGCAGGCGCATAATCCGTACCCAGATCAGTACGTTTCCAAGCGGCGCGATCGCCGGCAATTATTTGTGTTGGTTCAGTTTCGGGATAGTTAGTAGAATCAAATAGGTTTGCCATTGAAAATCCCAAGAATGATGGACTCTAATGTAGTAACCAGATTTAGGATTGTCAATACGCTTGTTTAAAAAAAATTAATACCTAGCAACAAAACCTGTGTTTGTCTTTTTGCGACGAGGCTTTTGAGCGGTTTTCTTTTTTGCTATATGTGTTTTTACTCCAGTTTTTTCCGATTTTCTCTCGTTTTCAGCCGCTATTTGCACGTTATTTTCAAACAAATCAGCGGTAATCGGTTGCACTATTTCCTCTAAACGAGTCCAATCACGCTCGCTAAATTTATTCATCCCCAAGTGATAAGCAGCAGCCAGTGCATAAACGGTGCAATCCAGCACCTCATTACGCCTATGTGACGGCTTTACCCACTCCTGTATTGGGTGTCCTTTGTGATAACGAGTAATTAATTTCTCGGCAGTGATCTGGGCATAGAACTCGTCCGGCAGATCCTTAGAAAAATGCACCGATCCAGCCGCCCCACTCTCAATCCCAAAACGACCGTACAGAACTCCTTTGGCGGTATCAGTACCGACCGGCCATAACTGCACGCCGCCCTTGATGGTTTTGCCGCGCATTGATATGTCCTGATTGGTTGGTCTGCCAATGACCGGTCTGTTTCGTGTTGATTGCCCCTTAATCGCAATTATGTGGCGATGTTTTCTAAGGCGGCAAAAATCATAGACCTTTTGGGTGTGATGGCCACCGGTATCGATTGACACTGCACTAACTTTTACAATTGAGCCGCTAGTGTGTTGTAGTTCTTTTTCCAAATACTCGTCCAACTCCACCCATAGATCATCACCGGCCGGATCACCGAAGAACACTTGGTAATCTATCACCCACGACTCTTCCCCTTTGCCATACGCCCAGATCACCGCCTCAAGCCGGTTGTCCTGTACGTCAACGCCGCAGGTTACAAGTAAAGCGCCCATTGGTAAAACTCTAAGCGAA